CAAAAAGGCAGGTGCTTCAAAGTATTCTTCATACTTTATATGAGTATATCTGTTTAAAAAAGAAGAAATCTTATGTAATGAGGCTATTACATTTGGATGAACGTTGGAAAAATCTTTCCTTGGACGATATGGTTCACCGCTTCTAAAATTTTTAAGATAACAATTGTAAAGTTTTTTCTCGAAATCGCTGAGATTACTCATTTTTTATTCATTTTTGATCGGAAGATCTTCTTATATACGTTTGGTGTAGAGCTTAAATATGCCTTGATGATGCTTTGAAGGTTGTATTCTCCCAATAATGCGAAGTATATCTTCTGTGTTTTCTTATCGTCAATCAAAAACTTCAAAAAATTCAAATAATTCATCTTTTTACCCTTACAAATACAGACAAAAGCTCCAAATTTCATCGTAATTTCTTCAAATTCTTCAATATTTAAAGCATTGGATGGATTTGTTAAGTCTTCTAGCTGTTGTGAGGAGGTTATTATCATAAAGGTTTGAGTTTTTTGGTTAATTCCATAAAAAGGGGTGTTACTTTACCACCAGCAGCATAGACATGACCACTTCCATCGCAATATTTTTCTGAAAATGCGCCTAAATCAATTGGATTCTCTGTTTTTCGTTGTCTCATACTAACTTTTTCGGTTTTTATATTAATAAAGAATAATATATCTGGCTGATATTTACCTACTATGGAATCAATTACAATATTATTAAAACTATCTGACATAGCAGCCATTACGTTTTTCACATTTCCTTCTAAAACAAGTTTTCCAGAAAACAATTGAGTATGCGCAAGCTTCATTTCAGCATCTTCTTTTGCTTTTTTAAGAATTTTTCTTTGATTATCTGTGAATGGTTTGAATCCGTTCTTATAAAAATTGCAAAAGTAACAAAATTCATTTTTAAACTGCGTCCAAAACAAAATATTTAAATCATAAGACTCTTGAAACTTATTTTCACCACAATCATGATCATCAGTAAGCAAAATTAACTTCTTTTGAGCATCTGTAAATTCAGGAGCCTCATCTTTAAACAATTTTCTAACTAAAATTGCGTTTGATGTTGTCTCTTTATGCAAAATTCTAGCTTGTTTGAATTTTTTTATGTGTTCTTCTGATTTTTTATGATGATCTATGAAGGTTATGTAATCATAATCAAGCTCTGGAAGCATTTCTTGTCGTAAAGATACATCCATAACGTATATTTGTGGAGGATTACATGTTTTTTTGACATAATCTTTGATTATACCAACATCAAGGTTGGTTATCTCTCTGTACGTTATCTGTGAATCGGGCTTTGACCACATGAAAGTCAAAAGACTGACAGCACCATCTAAATCTTTGTGTGTAAAAACTTGATATGCACTCATATTAGTCACTCATTTTATCAATTAAACTCAATGTTTCAGCAATATTTGAATTTGCATCATCGTCAAGATTCAAATTATGCTTTGGAACGTTACCTTTTACTGAATTTTGTTGAGCAAACTCAGTTGGTTCTGTTAAAGCTAATGTTGGATAATCAATATCAAGGTGTGTATAGACTTCTCTTGGACCAAAACGATTTTTCTCAATACCCATATGAATAATGCCTAGATCAGAATCACCATCTTGAGTCCAAATTGACATCATAACGTCACATGTATGAGCTAATCCCATTGATTCACTTGTCTTTCCCATGTCTGGTTGCACCATATCAACCGCAGCACGATTAGCTTGCGTTGCTGATATGATAGGACAATTGAATTCATAGGTCATTGCACGAATACCTTCAGTAATTTTCTTGATTGCTTCATAAGAACTCAGTCCACTAGTGGGTGGTGAAATCAAATTAATATAATCTATAATGATTGCATCTGGTTTGATGCCTTTCTGCACAAGTTTATTGATATAACTTTTCAGTTGTAGCACAGTCATTGACTGTGGAGGGAACTCTTTGATAATCAGCTTGGATTTTTTATTCTTAACCTTGTACTGATTGAGGTGATTTTTCAAAGGACTGATTTGAAGTTTAAGATCATCAAACGGAATTCTTGTAAGTTGAGCAGAAATACGTTTTGCATAAACCTGTTCAGGCATTTCAAGAGAAATTAACAATACGGTTTTGTCTTGATTCAATATATTTGTTGCAATGTTTCCAAGAAAAATAGATTTACCTACATTGGTTACACCAAAAAATACATATAATGCCCTACCATCAGCTTGAAACCCTCCTCCGATATGATTATCAAGCCATTTCCATCCAGAAGAAATAGTATTAAACACTTCACTGAGATCTGCTCAATGTTTATCAATACTTTCCAAATAATCCATACCAACATTAGTTGTAAGAGATATGCTACAAGCATTTTCAAATTTCTTTAAGATTTTTGTAGCATCAATATTACCAGAATTAACATCTAATGATGTTTCAAGATGTGTATTAAGTACTGCTTTCTCTTTGAGAAACCTTTCTGTATTCTTTAATAGCAAATCTTTGTTATAACTTTTATCAATTGAATTGAATGACATTACAGTTGCTTTAAAAGCATCTTTTAATTCATCTGTTGTAAGGTGTGACTTAATTTCTGTTAAGTTTGGAACGGTTCCATTCTCAACATAAAAACTTTTAAGGATTCCAAAAACAGTTTTAATATTCTTGTCCCTAAAATAGGAAGGATTAATAAAATCTAATATTGTTTCAAGATAGCTTTGATCAAACAAAGCATTGTACATTACTATCCTTTCAAAATAATCTAAATCTAACGGAAGACTTTTTTCAATCATAGAAACATTATAGGTTGCATCCCCAAAGAATGCAACCTATAAATGATTAATTTCCCCAACTCGTTCCTGCAAAGAGATTACCAATGCCTGTAGTCACCTTATTACCAACTTGTGCTGGTTGTGGGATTACTGATTCAGTTTTTAAATTACTGTCTGGTATTGATGTTGATAATGTGGGTAAACTTTCTTTTGAAGATTCAATCAAATTATACTTTTCTTTAAAGTATGCAAGAAGTTCTTCTTCGGTTCCACTTATTATTTTTTTTTCTGTTATCATATTATTGTACTTCGTTTTTGAACGTGAGTTCAGTTTTTAATTTTTCTTCAAGCGCAGGAAGGATTTTTTCCCATACAGCTTCATTTGTTTTCCAATCCTTGAAAAATCCAAGAACTTCACCATTGAAAGCATGTCTATGACCTTGCTTTTCAAGGATTCCGTATCCTTCGCACATTTCAAGTAATCCTGAGTATTTATTAAGACCTGTTCTAAAATTCAAGTACATTTCTGTCTCAAGAAATGGAGGTACAAAACGATTCTTTGTAGTAAATGCTCTTAAAGTAAGACCATTAATGTCTTTTGATAATGGTGTAACAGTATCATTAGAATCTTTATTCTTACTATCACTTGATCTTTCAGCCTTTTTTGCCATCTGAACGATTACAGATGCCATATAAAGCGGTCCAGAGCCACCTGCTTGCTTCTTTAGAGCAGAAGGATGAAGTTGTGAAGGATCATCATAGATATGGTTAGTAAAAATCACAGGACAATTAGCTTTTGATGCCGCTTGAGTGATTGCTCTTAACATACTCTTCAATGCTTTAGCACGATTTCCCATGTCAGGAGTATCAGAACCCTCATCAATTTTCTTTTGTTCCTGTGTTGTAATTAAATTACCAAGGGAATCAATTACAATAAGAACCTTTCCTTGTAATCCCTTCTCAATAACAGTCTGTAAAAACTTTACAACTTGATTTCTGCATTGTTCTGTAAGTTGGGATGGTACATGTTTGATCTTTGAAGTATCACAACCAAGTCTTTTTGCAGTATCTTCGTCCAATGCACCCTCAGTATCAAAATATGCAACATGCATACCCTTTAACAATTGAGCATTAGCCATAATTTTGTTACACATGAGAGTTTTACCACAGGATTCAGGTCCGATAAATCCTGTGAGTCTACCCATAGGTACTCCACCATAAAGTGATCCTGAAATAATTGCATTAAGTGCATAAGATCCAGTATCAATCCAATCTTTAACATTGGATAAACTGTTTTCATCAAGAAATGCTGCTTCTGGATTAAGATCATCTAGCACATTAAATGCATCCATGATGTCACCTGTTTTAACTTCTACTTCTTCTTCGTTTTTCTTTTTAGCCATATTACATATTATAAAAGAAAACCCAC